TCTTGAAGCAAGAAAATTAATTGTTTCTCAAGCACAATCAGAAGAATATCCAGATATTTACAGGTTTTTTTATAGAAATCTTGATTTGTTTGGAGACACAATTGATAAACAAGAAGATGCTTTATTGATTATTAAAGATGGTTTAGTAAATCATTCTTTGGTAGCAGATATTGAAATAAATTTAAGTGCTTGTTTGGTTCAATTATCTCGTTTATCAAGAAATTAAATAGCAATTAAAAAACAATTAATGTATAAAAATAAAAAGGGAAAAATAAAATGAATTATCTTCGCAATAAGCCGTTCTTGGTTCTCACTGTTTATAAAACTCCTGCACGTGGTGTTAAAACTGAACGTAAGGGTTGGGCAACAGTAGCAGAAAACTTTGATGTGAAAATTGTACCAAATATGAAAAATCGTATCAAAGACAATGATTTGTATTATTCAACATTAATCATTGACGTGTTATCCAGAAGTCTTGTAAAGAATAGATTTTCAGGAACTACGGAAGATAAAGATATCGTGGATTATTATCTCAGTGAATATTCAGATGTTGTGCAATCTTACTTGCAACAACACCAATCTTTGATTCCTCAGACACCAGTGAATTTGTTTGCATAATGAGTAAAATATTAAGTTTTGACACAGATGATACGGTTTTGCATTGTTCAAATGCATTAGAGGCATACTGTGAAAATAAACTTGGTATGAAATCCTTGAGAAGATTGCGTGATAATTATTATGTTCACAAAATTTTTGATATAGATGAAGAAACTGCCTATGAATTATGTAGAGATTTTTGGACAAGCGAACATTTCTTTAATTTAAAACCTATGTCATGCGCCTTGGAAGTAATTCCAAGGTTAGCATCACAAGGTTGGCAATTTGTTACAATCACTGCTTGTCTTGATGACCCATATGTAAAAGAAAATCGTCGCAAAAATATTGAAAATGCTTTTGGTATTAAATTACTTGATGTTCATTGCACACATGGAAAACACAAAGCGGATTATTTAAAATTATATGACCCAACTATCTGGGTAGAAGACCATTGGCAAAATTGCCAAGCTGGTGCCAAACTTGGGCACAAATCATTTTTGATTAATAAAACATACAATTTGCATGATTATGAGCCACCATTATTTACAAGAATCAAGGATTGGTACGATGTTGAAAAATATATTCAAGAAAATATTTAACAAAAAAACAAATAATCCAAATTGGATTTCGCCAGATTATTTTGCTGAATTGCTTGGAAAAAAACTAGGATTTTCTAAGCAAGTTATTGACATAACTACAGTTGTTTTAAATTTCGATTATAATTATGTTTTTAAATTTCAAGATAGCAATGATGAAGCTATTCATAAACAGGAATTGATTGATAATAGTGAAGAAATAATTGATAATTTATATGATGAATTATCTCATGATTTAGAAACTCCAATAAAAATATGTCTAATTGGTTGCAATAAAATAATAAATGTTTCTACTGGAAAATATGAAGAAACATTCAAAGCATTTGTGACTGACCCTGTTTATAAAATAAATCCAGAAAAACATATATTTTAAGTAATACTCAATAATTATTTTCCAAAAACATCTATAGCTTTGCGCAAACGAGATATAACTTCTTCTTCTCCAAGTGTTTGAATAATTGTGTCAATACTACCAGAAGATATTTTGCTACCAGATAAAGCACATCGCAAAGTAATTGCTACGTCTTTCATTTTCAATTCATATTTTTCTGGAAATGAATGGAAATCTCCACCAATAAAGAAATAACTTAAAAACGATTTGATTATTTCAATATTTGATGAAAGAACGGTTTTTGCACCATCATCGTATTCTGGCAAAGTATGCAAAAATTCTACTGATTTAATTAATTCATTCCAATTTTTTGCACGTTCTTTTAATTCAAAAACCATTTTGTCATTGGCGTTCAAACGATTGTAAAAATTAATATCTGTTTCGTCTTTTGAGAACAAAACTCCAATTCCATTAAATCCACGATTAGAAAAAGTACATTCGGAATATATTTTATATTTTACTTCATCTATATTTACTTTCTGAAGGAAATGATAATTTATATTATCTAATTTCTTTTTGTCAGTACGACTTGGTGATTTGCCAATTTGTGTAATATCAAAACTGGCTATCATTTCCTCCATGGTCATAAAGTCTTTAGCATGCCCCCAACCAAGCCCTGCAAGGTAGCTACAGACCGCTTCAGGCAAATAACCATCTTTCTCATATGAAAGTAAATCAGGCGCTCCATTGCGCTTAGAATACTTTTTGCCATTTTCATCATGAATTAATGGAAGATGTGCAAAAGTTGGCACTTCCCATCCCATAGCTTTATAAATTTGAATTTGTTTATAAGTGTTGGTAATATGGTCATTGCCGCGAATAACATGCGTAATAAGACTATCATGGTCATCAACAACAACCGCCAACAAATATGTTGGTGTTCCATCAGAACGCATAATAACAAAATCATCTAATTCTGAATTATTAATAGATTTTTTACCATGAATTAAATCATCAAATTCTGTCACACCATCCAATGGCATTTTTATTCTTATTGATGGTTTTATAGAATTCAATGATGGTTCATCAAAATTTGGTTCAATATTAATGGGTGGACGCCACTTCCTATCATATTTAAAACCAATATTTTTTTGAGTCGCGATTTCTCTTTGTTCATCTAATTCTTCTTGCGTTGTATAACAAAGATATGCACCACCATTTTTTAAAAGTGTTGAACAAATTTCTTTATGTCTTTCAATTTGTTCTGATTGAACAACAGCCAAATCATACTTTGACTGTAATCCCAACCACATTAATCCATTAAAGATATTATCTTCAAATTCTTGTTTTGACCGTTCTTTATCTGTATCTTCAATACGAAGACAAAATTCTCCCTTGTGATGATGGGCAAACAAATAATTGAAAATTGCTGTTCTTGCTCCCCCAATATGCAAATTTCCAGTCGGACTTGGGGCAAATCTAGTTTTAATCATAACTCATGTTACCATAGATTATATTTTTTGACAAATAAAAAGGGGGAGGAAAAAAGCAATAGTTAATGCTTTGGTTTCTCTATCGTAAACGTTTATGCTCAACTCTTTATCGGATATCAATAATTTAGCCATAGAAATGGATGTTAAATCGTTGGTGGAAATCATGAATGAATTATCTTTGGTATAAATTTTTGTTTTTTTAAAAATGTTTTTAATTTCGTCTCTTAATTTTTTATTTGGATAATTTGAATCAAAAATCAAAACATATTTATTTTGATTTTCATTTAATAAATTCAGCAATCCTTCATTAAAATCGAAAAATAAATATTTCAAACCTTTTCGATTTAAAAGTTTTTCTATATTAGTCATTTCGTTTAAAACCGCATAATCATTGTTAGAATTTATTTTGGTTATTGTTGTGGTAAATTCTTCAATTACTGTTTCAATTCCTTGAACCAAGTAACAATGTTGCCACGCAAGTATTGTTTTTTTATTTTTTGACAAAGTTGGACTACTGCTTAAATCGTAAGGTGCAATACCAGCATCACCTCTTCCAGATAAGTTTTTTCTCTTTAAAATATAAGCGTTTCTTTTTGGATAAAATAATCCATATTGGGTTTCAGATATGGTCTCATTAAACTCTGGAATGTGTTTTATCTTCATGGTTTCTATTTTAACAACTTGAACATAATCAAGTCAAACTCATTTTCGAAATAAACACAAGTTTCTTCTGGCGTATATCCAAAACTATATTTTCCTTGACAATGTTCTTTACAAATATCTTGATTTTGCAATATAACGCATATTTTTTAGACATTAGATTATTTTCTCAAGTTCATTATCATAAACTTTAATGTCTATTTCTGCATCTTTCAAAAGTTTGTATAATGTTATTTTTGTAATATCATCCTCAAATGTAAAATAAAAATACAGACTATAATTCAAATCACTATTAAATCCAGATGCCAGATATAATGGAGTTTTGCCGTTGTATTTTGGTTCATTCGCCGCCTGACCTGCCATTTTGAAATCTGTACTATAAAAAAAGAAAACAATGTATTTTTTATTTTTAAAATTTGTCAACAATTTTAATATACAATTTTCAGAATTAACGTGAACGCCTAAAGCTTGAACGCCTAAAGCTTGTATAGCTTTTTCCATTTTAAAATATAAATTTTTATCTTTTTCATCTTGTTTATATTCTGTTTTTTCAATTTTTATCTCAAATTCTTGAATATCAACGTCTATATCAAGATGTTTTAAAAACATCGCTTGATTTTTAAGACAATATTTTTTTGAAAACAACTTTGGATTTTTATCCAAATGATTTTTTGGAAACGGGTTATCTAAAGTGTGTAAATATTTGTTGTAACCAACACGAATGTATTGGTTATTTTTTGGACTAAACATTGCGTATTTTTTGTCTGACATGGACCAGATATTAGCATCGTTCAAAATCAATGTATATCCTTTTTTTCAAAAATAAAACACTATGTTTTTGTTTCAAAAAAATAAAAGTAAATACTAATGAACCAAGAGGTTCATGATACGGAGACTAATAAATGCCGCGCAAGTTCGCCAAAAGAGCAAACAAACCAAACCCTCGCGAAGACCGTAATGAAGTATTTGATGCAAATAAAGAACTTCCAGTACGTTACAGAAAAAACAAATATAAAGATGAAAACGGAAATGACATTCATAGAACTGATGACAATTTCGAACATAAATCTAAAAAAATTCAGATAATTCCAAGGAATTTATCACAAGAAAAATATCTTGAAATGTTGGAAAACGAAGATAAACATATTATCTTTGCAATGGGCGCGGCTGGTACAGGGAAGACAGTCATTGCTACGCAATATGCCATAAAAATGCTTCAAGAAGGCAAAATAAAAAAAATTATTTTAACTCGTCCAGCAGTAAGTGTTGATGAACAACATGGATTTTTGCCAGGAACATTAATTGAAAAAATGGCTCCTTGGGTTGTTCCAATTATGGATGTTTTTAAAGAATATTATTCAGTGTATCAAGTAGAAAAAATGCTTCAAAATGAAGTTATTGAAATTTGTCCCTTAGCATATATGAGGGGTAGAAATTTAAAATATGCTATTATTTTAGCTGATGAAATGCAAAATGCGACACCATCACAAATGAAAATGGTTTTAACAAGAATCGCAGAAGGTTCACGAATGATAATCACAGGTGATTTGAAACAACATGATAGAGGGTTTGAAGCAAATGGTCTAAAAGATTTCGTGGAAAGATTTGAAAGAAAAGGTAGTCCATATATGGGCGTATGCCGCTTTGGTGCTGGTGATATTGAACGTCATCCAGTTATTGAACATGTTTTAGATATCTATGGAGATGTTGATTAGAAAAATATACGGGAATTATTTCCCGTATATAAATTTAATTTTTCCACAATCATAGTATCGAGAAAAACCCAAAGATTCCATTGTTTCTTTTTCGGTAGTAATTGTTTCCAATAAATATTTTTTCTTTATTTTTTCTTTGGTAAAATTGCTCTTATGAAACATTTGATTTCCCCTTACATAATGGTAATCTGGATTGATTATTTTATCTTCTATAAAACCAGTTTTTCTATAAAGTTCTCCAGAACTATAACTCAAATCTGCAAAGGTTACTATTGGTTCTGAATTCATATTGCGCCAATGTTTAAGCATTTTACTGAATATACCACAATGTGTATATTCATCAGAACAAAAACGAACCATTTCAAGTATTCCAGTTCCTCTTTGTCTTCCAAATAACATAACAGCAACCAAAGTATTATTTTTATCATATGCACCAATGGATGCGGTGACATGTTGTGGGCAACCTTGAATGTGATATTTGTTAACAAAATTTTTGCAGATAGAAAATGATGTATTTTCAACTTTTAATTTTCTTGCTGGTAATCCAGATGGTGTTTTACCACAGAGATTTAGTATTTTATTAAATATGATCTGTTTTTTATCGTTTTCATCTAACAAATTACTTGGGACCATCAACAATCTTATATTGTTATCATTGCATTTTTTCCATTTATTGTAATGATAATCGTTAGAAATTTTTTTATCTGAATGATAATATAATCCATTTATTTCTATACCAACATTATAATCTGGTAAAAATAAATCAATTTCCATACTTTTTCCATTATTATGTTTTATCCCTCGGTGTCTTGGTTTACAAAAAATATTTTTTTCAGATAACCAATGTTGAATTTCTAATTCATATGAACTATTCCCAAATGGAATTTCATAAAGTCTACGATAATTGCATATAGTTGTCCTATTTACTTCAAGTTCAGAAGCAGCAGTATATAATGAGCGCGTAGACATAAAATCTTCAAATTTTTCTTTATCTAATAAAATTGATAGTGTTTTTTCAGAATAATTTTTATGTTGAGTTATTCTTCCATTTTTTGATATTTGGGTTTCTTGTCTTTCATCAACATGTTTTTTTGATTGTATGGGAAACGATGTGCCATAATTTTGTAATGAAGTATTTTTTGATTTTTCTTTAAACTCGGTTTGTACATAATGCCTAATACCAATTTCGTTTTCTCTTTGGTCACATATTTCATCATATTTTTTTCTCCATTCATCACTCCCAACGAAATTATCACTGCCGTATCTTTCTTGATTTGTTGCGATAATTTTTTGTTTTATTAAATCAGATTCCAATGGACTATCTGTACCGTATCTTTCTTGACAAATGGCTTTTAAATTTTCTTTGTTTTCTTTTGTTGCAAGAAATGTTTTTTCTCCATATTTTTGTATATTTGTTTCAAACACTTTGTTTTTCATTGTTTCAGAATGCATTATGTGTTCTACACCAAATCTTTCTTTTGTTGTTTGTGCTCTCTTTAATTTTATTTTTTCTTTTTCTTCTAAATCTTTTGATTCATATTTATTTTTCATATTTTCTGTATAACAAGGACAATATCTTTTACAAAATTTATATTTAATTGCGAAATCATCAAATCTTTTATCTAATCCATGAACACATTTTTTTTCCATTTTGGTTAGAAAAAAATATATTTTTTCACTTATGTTTTCTATATCAGGAACTAAATCTGATATTTTTTGATTTATTATTTTGTCATGTTTTGCTATATAACGCAAAACAATAATAGCAGCATTTAGTGCATTGTATTCTTGTCCATTATATGGAGCAAATCTGATATTTTTGTGGTTTTCTTTTAAATACGAAATAAAATATGTTTTTGTTTTTTCATCATTAAAATTTTCAAGTAAATTAAACCAATCTATTGTCAAAATATTATTTTCCTTTATTGCGGTTTATTTTATATGTTTTTTATATATTTAGCAATAAACAATATGACAGTGGTTTTTAAAAAAATGATATTGATTCTCATGCCTGTTTGTTTTACAAAAAACAAATGGGCACAAGAATTCACAAATCAATTGGTTATTTTATTCCAAAAGATAAATTTTCTGGAGTTATCAAACCAAAATATGAAAAGATTTTGGATGATTTGGATTACAACAAAGATGCGGTAATTCATTTCAATGAAATCTTAAAACATCTTATCTGTACTCAAAAAAATAGAATTTCAAGTTTATTTTTAAAAGAGAAATTTGATAATTTTGTTCCATTAGAATTCATTAATATGATAATGGATTATGATGATTTTGAAGGTTTATTATTTCAATCACCAGATTTATATGAGTTAAATCGGCATAATAATGCTATTGATTTTTATGAGGCAATCAAATGCGAAGATGACGCAATTGAGCAAATGTTATTTAAGGTAAAATATTTGAATTGTCCAATATATCCAGAATCAAAATATGTTTATCTTGGTGGTTTGGATACAACAAATTGCATAATAAATTTTGAAATTGGAAAAAGTTTTTTTAAATCTGACATAAACTTATTAATTAAAAATAATAACCAGATAAAAGAATGTTTTGCGCCAGAACAAGATAAAATTATTTATATGGCGGCAAAAGCCGCAAATATTATTGAAGAAAATATTACAGAAGTAGATTTTTGTAATTTTGTCAGACCAGCTATAATTCAAACTTGGGGTTAAGCCGCTTTCTTTTCAGAAGAAGATTTATAACAAAAACTCAAAACAGCGTTGAACCATTTATCTGGTAAATTCGAATTTTGATTGAATTTTATACCACTAATTGTGGTTCCAGAAAAATTGCCATTGTTTGTATTATAAATTACCGAAACTGGAATCTTGGCAAAAGTTCCTGTAAAAAATACAGAATCGTGCCCGTTTTCATACAAACTTTTGTCAAATAAAATTCCAGCTTTATTGCAAGCATTTTCGATATAACGACAATTCTTAATTACGACAAAAGTTTTCATACAACATCCTAATAACTGTAATTCTTATTTGGTTTCCGTATTTTCACTTGTGACTCAGAGTTCGAATGCTCTTTATCACATAGTTTCAATCTGGCTTTTGGGTCTTTCATTACCAACCCTTCATAATGTTCTTCTGTCAAACTGTCAAACAGATTCAAAAAATCTTTCCTATAATTTTTAACCAACCATGTATGGTCATCAATTACGGTATGGCTTATGCTGCCATCATCTGTGGTTTTAAATAAATTTTGAAGAATATCTTGTCTTTCTTGTGTGTTTTCGCCGCATAAAAACACACCATCAGCTACTAAAATGTCATGAATATAATTAATATTTCTGAAATTTCCTTTGGAATGAAGCAATTCAGCCACAAAAACATACCATCCATTACCAGGAAGGTTCTGAAATGCTGGCAAAGTATTTTTGTTTGGCGACCATGCTTTATGTTCATCGTTGTGTCTGGTCATGGCACGAATAGATTGCCTATCAGGAGACACACCAAGAACGCTACAGGTGCCATTGAGTTTTATTTGCGCCAGATACCCAAGGTTCTCGTAATGCCCCACAAACGCCTTTGAAATGGCTTTGTTTGGGCGCGGCGGATATAGGTAACGGAATTCAGGATATTTCATTTATAACCATGAAAATCTGGCGGGGTGCAAGCGAAACGGTTACAGCTACCGTTGAACATACCCTTGTCTGGTTTTTTGCCTGTTTGTTTCATGATATATTTACTTCACCAATTTTTTGCTGAACCATAAGCAAAGCTTCTTGCCAAACATTCCATGCCTGAATATAAACCGCTTTTTGATAACCATCCTGTTCTGCCTTGGCTTTCGCCAAGGCAGAATTTTTCATCGTTTCAAATTCTTCAGCAAGAGATTGCAAAACATCCATTTACACTTTTGCTTTCTTCTTCGAAGTGGTTTCTTCAGCAGGCTTGGCGGCAATAATCTTCTCAAGAATTTGAACAGTCTTGAGCATATCGTCTTCTTTCAGGCTTGGGCGGATTGAAGGCACGGCAACAATGTCCAGAAGATTGCGAATAACCTTGGAATTTTTGAAATTCTTGAACAGATGTTCAATCGCATTTTCGCCCAAAACAGTGGTCTTTACCCCTGGCTGCTTCATGAACAAGTCAGAAGGCAATTCACCCTTCTTCATGGCAGGAGCCAAAGCCTTTTCCATTGCTTTCAAAATCTTTTCATCATTCACGTAAGCAGGATTGATGATAAAGGTTTCGATGGTTTTCACATTTTCAACCATCGGAAAATCATGGTCTTTGAGCATCGCGATTTCATCTGGCGTCAAAGGCGATGTATCGGGACGTTCCCGCAACTGGCAAGACGACTCGGCATCATCAACGCCGTTCCAATCCTTGCCGCGAATTTCAACGCCTTTGAAATTTTCTGGCTTATCACCAAGTTTCATGCCAGTAACCATAAAATGGTCAAGCATGGAATCTTTGATTTGGACTGCGACGGTTTCCTTCATTGTCTTCATGCTCTTTTCAAGAGCACTGAAAACGGCATGGTCAAGAATGCCAGCAATTTCAACGATTGGAGCCTTGCTCTTGGACTTGGGAGCCTTGGTCTCAACAGTCTTTGCGTTATCGAACATACCCATTTGAAAAATTCCTATTTAATGGTTAATCAATAAATGATTTATATCATCAATTAGAATTTTGTCAAGCGTTTTAATAAAATAATTTAAAGAATTCCAGAAATATATTCCAAAATAACGGTTCCAGCACCCAATGAGCCATTTACGGCGTTTATTGTTATATTTATTGGAGTTGTGGCATTAATTGGCACGTAAATTTCATCAGAATAAACCCCAACTTGTGATGGAGATATATTGGTTGTTGATACAATTGAATTAAATACACTGGATGACCCAATATCAATTTGAGAATTTGAACCAAACGCTGTTTTGATAATAACTTTTGCACTTAAAATTGTAACATTGGTAAATGTTCCAACGGTTATTGTTCCAGAAACTTCAGTAAATTCTGTTATGGCGGTTAAAACTCCTGAACTTATTTGCCATGTAAATGCAGTCCCGGTCCATACTAAAACTTGATTAGGTGCGGTTGGGGCTGGTGTAAAATGTAGAGAATTTGAACCACCAACCAATAAAGCATTTGGCGTGATTACTCCAGGACCATCAGTTAATCCAACAAAAGTTGATACACCAGAAGAACCATTGCCTGGAACTACATATGTTTCATGCGGAACTACAACAGTTGAAGCAACTGTAATTGGTGTTGAAGATGTTCCATGGGTGCTTGGTTCTGGCGAGTAAGTTATACCACCAGAACCAGGAGTGATATTAATATCAATAATTGATGGCATTCAATAAATTCCTTTTTAATTATTTATGCTTTTTGAAAAAATTTAATTAAATCTGAGTTTAATAAATCTTTATAAATAAAAGAAAAACAAAAATTTATTTGGAGATTATTATGCCAGTTACTACATTACAAAATCAGGGAATTCCAACAGGTGGCGGAAATATCGCTGCTATTTTACAACCAAAAGTAAAATGGAAATTCAGAGTCATTACAACCAATTTTGGAGTATCTGGCTCAAACATAACTTTAACACAACAAGTTGCTACTGTTGGTAGACCAAAAGTTGGTTTTGAAGCACAGGTTGTTGATTCATATAACAGCCGCGCATATTTTGAAGGTAAAGCTACGTGGGAAACCATTGAACTTGTTGTTCGTGATGACGTTACAAATGCTGTTTCAAGTTTAGTTGGCGCACAATTACAAAAACAAATGAATTTTTTCCAGCAAACAACTCCATTATCTGGGTCAAATTATAAATTTCAAATGCTTATTGATACATTAGATGGTGGCGATGATACAGTTTTAGAAGAATGGTTTTTAGAAGGTTGTTTTTTAACTGACGTAAGTTATGACGAATATGATTATTCTGCCAATGAAGGTATGAAAATTACTATGACTGTTCGTTATGATAATGCAACACAAACTGGTGGTATTATGCCATTAACACCACAATTTACTGGTATTATTGATGGTGGCGCTATCGCTTAATAAATAAGTGAGTATTTAATTAAGGATTTTGGGTTTGAGCGTAGAATTACTACAGTCATTAATGCAATCTCAAACCCAAGCGAGTGATTTCTTTTCACAAACTGGAAGATTTCCAAAACAACAGCATGTTTTTTTGGTTAGGTTTGTAATGAATAATAATTCTGGTGATGCGGATTTAACTTTTGCGGTTAAATCCGCAGATAAACCAACAGTGAACATAACAACACAAGAATTAAGCCAATATAACAAAAAAAGAGTTGTATATACTGGTTATAAAAATGCAGATTTGAGTATTGTATTTTATGATTCTGCTGACCAAGCTGCTCAAAGTTTATGGGCTACATATTCGCAATATTATTTTGGTGATTTTGCTCAAAGTTATACGGCTTTTAGTGATGATATTGAAAATTCAAGTAGCAATTGGATAAGTAATTTAGGTTCTGCTGGTTTTGGGTATACTGCTGCTAATGGCGGACAAACATCTTTTGGAACACAATTTCTTATAAAATATATTGAAATTTTACAATTTAATGGCGGAACATATGATACTTACACATTAATCAATCCAAAAATTAGTGTATGTAAATTTGATGGATTAGATTATTCTGCTGATGAAATTTCAACTGTTGAAATGACATTTCAATATGAAGCGGTGATTATTTCTCCTGGTTCTGGTGGTGCATCATCTGCACAAATTGAAGAGTTTCAACCAGGACAACCATTTTATGGGAATCCCTTAAATATTCCAGCAAGTAATCCAGATACTCCTACTGAATTTTATGTTCCAAATTCCATATCAAATGATACTATAACATCAAATATTTTAGGAAGTTTGTTTGGAAATACAGCACCTAATGCAACATTGCTATCTTCACAAAATTATTATAATACACAAAACGGTGGTGGATTAGGTATATTTGGTAATTTTGTTTTTGGTGCAGAAACACAAGCCACAACATCTATTGCAAGAAGTATTGGTTCGGCTTTTGCATTTGGCAATCCAAAATTAAAAGCTGCTCTTGGATTATCTGGAAGTGCTATTCCTTCCACAATTAGTGTTCAAATTACAACACCATCAACTACAACTAATGCACAAGCATTAGCTGCACAATCAGTTAATAATCCGGCATTGGTGGCTGCATTAGGATTGTCAAATCCATCATCATCAATTTATCCAAGTAATCCATTAACGCCTCAAGCTGGAATTGCATCAGATTTATATAATAATGTTTCTTCTATAAGTAATAGTACAAGTTCTGATTCAACTGCTTCTAATATTGTATCTGCCGCTTTATTGACTGATGCGGTTATTGGAAATTCTAATGGTGGCTCAAAAACATCATCGGGTTTGGCATTATCATCTACTGCTATTGGTGCAATAAATGCACAACGTTCTGGCACATCACAATATGGATATAATCCACAAATCACGCCATTTGGTCAGAATTATGGATATCAAGGTCCAAATGGATATTCATATTCTGCTCCAACTCCTTATTTACCAGCACAACCTTTTGGTTCTTATGTTCAAGAAGCACAAGCACAAGAAACAGCAATAAAAAATCAAAATGTTCCATTACCAACACCAATATATACAACACAAACACAAAATAATATTGGAACTGTAAATGTTGATGATTTAGTACAATCATCGGTAAATGCAAATAATGACCAATCTTTATCTGGTACAACATATATTGACCCCATAACTGGCATCTCGTATGATAGTTGATTAATTTTTTGAGATTGTAAAATGTTAGATATTATTGAAAGTATAAAAAACGCAAATCCTGAACGCTCTGTAGCAAGTATAAAACGAAGATTGCTAAAGATGAGTGAAGAAAAAGGTGAGGTTTGTGAAGCTATTTTGAACTTAACTTGTGAAAAAAATTCTAAAAATAAAACATGGGATGATTTAAGAGAAGAACTTGTTGATTGTTTTATTGTTGCCGTAGATATCGCTCTTACATTTGATGTGAATTTTATTTTTACAAATCATATCAGACATTTAGATGTATATGATGAAAACAATTTTATTAAAAAAATGTTGGTAACAGACCATTTATTATCTTCTTTAATTTTTGAAATAGATGAAGAAGAAAAAGTTTGTTCTTCAAAATCGATTGCTATTTTATTTTTTGAATTAGCAACTTTAGTTTTTCCTGATAAAGAAAATCCCACACCAGAAGAAATATTTGAAAATTTTTCTTTAGAAATCGAAAGAAAAATCAATAAATGGAAAACAGGAATAAGCAAAATAGTATGCTAATTCAAAAAGGTGATTTAGTTCAAATTGAAATAGATGGATGTTTATGTTTGGAAAAACCAGAAAAAGTTATTGATATTGTTGATTTTAAAAATGAAAAATTGGTTTTTTATTGAATCAAGTAACACTGGTATTTCAGAAAAAAATATAATTTTGATAAAAAAATTTGATAATTAATTTTATTGATTTTCTCTTAAATTAAATTCTATATGATGAACCACAAATTTTATTGGAGAAATTTAAATGAGCGAATTGGGTGCTATTGGTCCAACTGAAAAAAAGAAACTTGATGACACAATTTCAGCAGGACTAAGACAATTAGAAGAAATTAGAGATATCAGAGAAAGCCTAAAAGATTTGACAAAAAATGTTGCTGAAGAATTAAATCTTAAGCCAAAGACTATCATGGAAGCCATTCGCGTTGCTCATAAAGCAAGTCTGGCTGATAAGAAATTAGAACATGATACAGTAGTAGAAATTTTAGAAATTACTGGTCGCGGCTAATTCATGTCTTACATTGATGCGTTCTATGATAGAAAAAAAGATAAAATAAACATTGTAGAGCGCGTCAATGGAAAACGTGTATTAATTGAAAGCAAAAATGTAAAACATGTGTTTTATTATGAAAATCCTATGGGACATAATAAAACAATTTATGGTCATCAATGTTCGATATATTCAACAAATGATTTCAAGAAATTTCGTAAAGAATTATCTGAAAAACAAGAAAAACATAGAATATTTGAATCTGATATAAATCCAGTCTTTCGTTATCTTGCAGATAATTATAAGAATGTTCCAGCACCAGAATTGAATGTATGTTTTTTCGATATTGAAGTAGATTTAGATATTACTAAAGGATATGCACCAACAGATAATCCGTTTAGTCCTATTACGGCTATTACATTATATTTAAGTGAAACAAAATCTTTAATTACTTTGGCATTATGTCCACCAACATTAAAATTGGAACAAGCTAAAAAAATAGCAAGCAATTTTGAAAATACATTTTGTTTTTCAGATGAAAAAGAATTGCTTGATATGTTTTTGAATTTGATTGAAAACGCCGATGTGATAACAAGTTGGAACGGAGAAATGTATGACATACCATACACCGTCAATCGTGTTGAAAGAATTTTAGGCAAAGAAGCAACAAAAAGATTTTGTTTATTTGAACAATATCCAAAGGCAAGAGAATATAAAAAGTTTCAAAAAACATTTAAAACTTATGAATTAATTGGTAGAGTTCATTTAGATTATTTAATTCTTTATCAGAAACACAATCCACAACAACAACAATCTTATCGTTTAGATAATATTGGTGAAATTGAAGTTGGGGAAAACAAAATCCCATATGAAGGAACAATTGATAAATTATGGCGAGATGATTTTGATAAATTTATTGCGTATAATCGTCAAGACGTTGATATTATGGTTAAAATTGATGAGAAGAAAAAATTCATCGAATTATCAAATCAAATTGCGCATGCTAATTGTGTATTATTTAAAACAACAATTGGTACAGTTTCATTAGTTGAACAATCAATTATAAACGAAATGCATGAAATGGGTTTAATTGTTCCAAATCGCCCATTTAAAGATTGGGATAATGAAGATGATTTTGATATTGAAGAAAAGCAGCCAGTAGTTGGCGCATATGTAGCTCATCCAAAAACTGGAAAACATCAACATATTGGTTGTGGTGATATAAATTCGCTATATCCTTCTGCTATTCGCGCATTAAATATGAGTCCAGAAACTTTGGTTGGACAAATTAGATTAGATAAAACAAATCAATTGGTTGCTGATAGAATTGCATCTGGTATAGATAGGGCTTCTGCTTGGGAAGGAATATTTATTGCACTTGAAGTGCAACAGATGTTGGACAACACTGATGATATTTTAACTGTAGATTTTGAAGATAAATTAACAGATGTTATAAACACAAAAACATTTACTGCAAAAGAATTTTACGAATATATTTTCAATCCAAATAACCATTTATGTATTACTGCTAATGGAACAATTTTTAGAACTGACGTTGAAGGAATTATTCCAGCATTATTAGAAAAATGGTATAAATTAAGAAAAGAATATCAATTCAAAGAAAAAGATTTTAAAAACAAATCTTTGCAGAAAGATTTTACAGAACAAGAAAAATTAGAATTTAAAAATCAATCTGTGTTTTTTAATCAGAGACAATATGTATATAAAATACTTTTGAATGCATTGTATGGTGCGTTATTAAATGATGCTTTGCGTTTCTATGATGGTAGAATTGGTCAATCTACTACTTTGTCTGGTCGCACGATTACAAAACATATGAATTCAATGGTAAATGAAATAATAACTGGAAAATATGACTATCAAGGAGAAGCAATTTTCGCAGTTGATACTGATTCGGTTGCAAAAGAAAGTATAATAAATACAAACTTTGGTGATATTTCTATTGAACATTTGTTTTATATGAATGATATAAAATGGATTGATGGACAAAAAGAATATTCAAGAAGTGATAAAATAAAAGTTAAATCTTTTGATGAAAAAACTAATCAAGTTTTATATAAGTGTCCATCTTATGTTTATCGCCATAAAACAAAAAAGAAAAAATGGAAAATAACAGATACAGAAGGAAATTCTGTTGTTATAACAGAAGATCATTCAATTATGGTTGAAAGAGAAAATAAATTCATTGAAATAAAACCAGAAAATGCAATGTTAAATGATATTTTAATTAAAATTATAAATACATAAAGTATTCCGATATCGGAATACTTTATGGGAAAAATAGTAAAATGGTTGGTAAAAGAAAAACTGAATATTATATTAAAAAATATGGCGAAGAAATAGGCAAACAAAATTATTTGAATATGGTGAAACGTAGAGAAGATAAAGAAACACGATTAAAAAACGGAAGATTTATAAAATTAACAGGAAATAATGAAAAAGATATTGCAAACGGAGATGCTATAAAATGCGAAGGGTGTGGTTTGGTTGCATCAAATTTACAATCATCACATTTCAAAAGCAAATGTAAAATTAAATCAATTGAAGAATATAAAAAATTATATCCAGATGCTCCATTAAAATCCCAAAATTTAATTAATCTTTCAAAATTAACCTTTGAAAATTTTATTTTAAAATATGGTGATGAAGAAGGACAAAAAAGATGGAAATCTTATTGTGATAAGCAAGCAGAAGTTAATTCTTTTGAATATAAAGCTAAAAAATTTGGTTTTACAAAAGAAGATTTTGATAACTTTAATTTTTCTCGTGCTGTAACTTTTGATAATTTAATAAATCGGCATGGAATTGAAAATGGAACAGAAATTTGGAAATCATATTGTGAAAAACAAAGATATACAAACACTTTAGAATATTATGTTGAGAAATATGGAAAAGAGTTTGGAAAAGAAAAATGGCAAGAATATAATAAAGAAAAAGGAAAATCACAAAATCCAGAATGGATTATGGAAAAATATAACGTTTCTTTTGATGATGCTTTAAAAATACTTAGTGAAAGAAAAATGACCAATGATGGGTTTTCGAGTAATACAGAAAAATTGTTTGTAGATGATTTGTTTAAAAATTTGGGTTATGATTTACAATATAGCTATAAAACAAGACAATATTGTCTTTGGAATAATATAGACAAAAAACCAAATTTTTATGATGTTTGTTGTAGAGAAAAAATGAAAATAATTGAATATTGTGGTGATTATTGGCACGCAAATCCGTTTATGTATCAACCAGATTTTTTATTTAAACAAAGAAATAAAACTGCTAAAAATATATGGGAAGAAGATTATAATAAAATAATGACAGCAGAAAAATATGGGTTTAAAATAAAAATTATATGGGAAAGTGAATACTTTAAAAATGGAATTCAAGAATCTATAAAATTTTTAATGGATGATGATTAATGGAATTAGCTGGTAGAAGCAAAATAGCAAAAATAGAACAATTAGAATACTTTGATGATGAATACGTGTATGATATAGGAATTGATAAAGAAACGCCTTATTTTTTTGCAAATAACATTTTAGTTCATAATTCTTCTTATTTTTCTGCATATGAATTTCTAAAAGATAAGCCAGAATACAAAGATTTTGAATGGTCCAGAGAAAACATCATTGAATTATATGATTCTATCATGGATGCAACTAATGAAACATTTCCTGATTTTATGCAAAAAACATTTCATACAACTTTGGAGAGAGGGCAATTAATAAAAGCTGGTAGAGAATTGGTTGCAAGTACAGCTTTATTCATAAAAAAGAAAAAATATGCCATGATGGTTTATGATAAAGAAAATATTCGTTTGGATGTAGATAACAAACCTGGAGAAATGAAAATCATGGGTTTGGATATGAAACGTTCTGATACACCAAAATTCATGCAGAAATTTTTAGAAAATATTCTTCAAGATATTCTTACCGATGCACCACAAAGAGATATGTATAATAAAGTAAAAGCATTCAGAGAAATATTTACAGAACGTCCTGGTTGGGAAAAAGGTTCACCTAAAAAAGTTTCCAATATGACAGAATATTCTGAAAAATTTGAAAATGCATCATCATTAAATATATTTTCGCAAGGTGGCAAAGGCAAAGTCAATATGCCTGGACATGTTAGAGCATCCATTAATTGGAATATGCTTTGTGATTTATATCATGATTATTATGCAACAAGAATTACAGATGGTACGAGAATTATTGTTTGTCAATTATTGAAAAATTCTCATAAAATGACTTCAATTGCTTATCCTGTTGATGAAGCACATTTACCAGAATGGTTTAAAAAATTACCATTTGACCATCGTGGTATGGAAGAAGTTATTGTTGATATGAAATTAAGCAATCTTGTTGGTGTTCTTGATTGGGATTTATCTCAAACAAAAAATAATGACAATGATGAGTTTTTCGTATTCAAAAAGAAAAATTGAATTTAAATAATTTTTTCTATAAGACTGTTTCAAAGGGTATTTAAAAATGAAAAATGAATTAATTATTCGTGAATTATGTAGTCGTATTGATGAAAATTTGCATTCGATAATGGAAAAAAGTTCTGATTATGAATTTATGCTTGCTGAACAATCTCATAAAGATATTCATTTTTTATCAGCAATTCTTTTGCAAAATTTGACGCCAGAACAAATTGAAGAAGAACGTAAAGAAATGGATTTAGCACTAGTTGAATTTCAAAAAGAACTTGAACAACAACCACAAGCATTAGAACAACTTGATAATTATATAAAAGAAATTGGAAAAAATAAATGACAGATTCGATTATTTCAAACACAGTATTAAAAGAAGTTGCTGACCAAATAGGTAAAGCATTTGATATCATTAAATTTGTTGGCACAGATGATTCAACAGAATTTCTAGCCAATGATGAAAATAAAGTATTTTTCCTTAAAGGTGAATTTAAAACACCTGTTCCAGAACTTAAAGGCGAATTTGGTATACCAGATGTTTCGTTATTCAACGGATTATTGAGATTTCCAAGTTATAATGCTGATGGTGCAAAAATTTCTGTAACAAGAGAAACCAAAACTTTTAATAATAAAGAAATTGAAGAAACGGTTACGGAATTCAAATTCAGAGATAAATCAAATAAAGGTGCTAATTATCGTACCATGTCTGCACAACATAAAATCATGGAAGATTTGGCAACTGATATTCCAGAAATTCCTTGGGATGTTTCATTTAAACCAGAAAAATCTAAAATCAGTGAATTTTTTGAATTGGCAAGATTATGTTCTGGATTTTCAGAAAACATTGCTATTTCATTGATCAATAAAGAATTAATTTTTTCTTTTGGTGATGAAAATGATTCAAGTCATAATGCAAATATGACATTTGCAACTGATGTTGAAGGAATATTAAAGAAAATTTCCTATCCAACATCATTGATTTTAAATGTTTTAAAAATCGTTGCAAATTCAACATTCGAATTAAAACTATCAAATCGTAGAATTTTTGGTGTTTTTACAGAAAGCGAAAATGTAAATTATAAGTATTATGTTCGCGGAAGTGTATAAATACATTAAAATAGTATATTATAGGTATAAAAATGAAGAAAAATAAACTCATTCCTTTTCATATTCTTCCAGGTTCATGGGGATTAAAGGGTCAAATTTATAAAGAAGCGGAAGCTGCTTATTATCTTGAAGGCGAAGAATTAGAAAGAGAATTAGCTAAGATTCGCAATGAAGATAATCCCAAAGAATATAATAGACAACTAATTGAAATTGGTTACAAATATAAAAGATTTTCTTTATACGAAAAAGAAATTAATTTAGCTGAATATAATTATGAAGGTGTTGATTTAGAAATTAAAAAAATCGAAATTCAACACAAACATAGCAAAATTTTAGGAATTGATAAAGATAGAGAAATTGCTAAATTAAAAAATGAATTGACAAAAGAAAAAGAAATTGAAATTTCATTTAAAAATGGAATCATTGATGAATACTCCAAAGATATGTCGATTGCAAAATTAATTGAAGATGAACAAGAACGAGATTTGGCATTATTGGAAGTTGAGTTTAAACACGGTAAAATTAAAAAAATAGCTTATGAAAAAAACAAGGCTACTATTTTAAAAGAGCCTTGGGTTGGAACTATTGACCATGGCTTTGATTCTAAAAAAGGAATTAATGGGTTTTATTTTGAATTTGACTGGAATGAATATTGGATTGAATACTTGCAATTAAATGGATATGTTGGTAGAACTGATGATGAAATTGTGGAATCATGGTTTTCTGACGTGTGCAACAGTAATATTCCAGATGATGAAAGATTAATGGAACGTGAAGAGTAATCAGCTAACGCCCGAATTTTTAGCTAAATGTGAGAAAGATGGCGTTAAGTTTGAAATGTTTTTGACTTCAGATGTAGCCAAATTCGTTATGGATTTGGTTAACAGAGAAATTTATGTTTCTCCTTCTGAAGCTGTATTTTGGATGATGGTTGAATATCAACGTTATAATAAACATCAAGATTTAAGAGAAGAAGTTCAAAAAAGAGAAATTGAAGAAACAATAAAAGAATCAGAAAATGGAAAACTTTATTCGTCAATCGAAGTTTTTGCATCTTTAGCGAAATCAGCCGCGTTGAGAAATGAACCAGCAGTATGGGTAAATGACCCATCAGTTTACAACGATGATTTATTAGATGAAGGAGATAACGAGGGATGTTGAAATTAGACAATTTCATTATCGATAACATCTTTCAAAAAATAATAAATTATATTCAAAAATCTCCATTTGTTATTGCATATTATTTGTGGGGTTTAACGATTGCTTGTCTTTGGGCAAAAAGTATATTTTACAAACAATATTTTGAAATATTTGTAGGTCTTGTTTTAATTTTAAATCAAAATGAATTAACCCAACATATTAAAACAAAAAGAATGCTGGCTAATCCAATTAGACATTCTCCTGGTTCTTATATTTTTAGAACATTTCTTTTGTTTATATTTGGTGGAATGATTCCATTAATTATTTTTAGTGTTGATGGATATAAAATAGATGCAATCATCAATATATTATGGTTGTCTGCAATATACACAAGTTGTTGTTCGTTGCCGCCGCCAAAAGAAGTAAAACAACCTTTTGATAAAATGGTTTTAACATGAAAAATTTTTTCTTTTATATTGATGATAAAATAATTACATCAATCATATTTCTTATGTCTAAAATTCGTCTACCATTGTTCCAAACAACATTTGTTGTCTGGATATTAATGATTTTATCATCCTTAATGGGTGGTTATTTTGATAAAAATTATATTATGTATGTTTATCCGATTATTTCAATTGCGTATATGTTTACTATGATTAATTTTATATCTGTTTTTCTGAATCATGAAATCGTTAATCCAGTAAGAAAAGCATTTATGCCTATGTTTTTTCGTTTATTTTTAACACTTATAATGATTTCAGCAATTACTGTAGCAGCATTATTACATCATTGGTTTTCTTTAATCACATATTTTCTTTTATTTTTTGGCACATATTTAATGGCTTGTTTGTAAAAACAAATTGAAAAAATAATTTTTTTCTTTTATAAATTATGAATGAAATACGCGATTGTTGATTTATCAAATTTATTTTTTAGTATTCGATATGTTGTTCAAGGTGATATAAACGCGAAAACTGGAATGGCATATCATATAATTTTTCGTAGTTTGAAAAAACTATATAAAAATTTAAATGTTGAACATATTGTTTTTGCTATTGATGATAGTTCTTGGAGATATTCTGTTTATCCTGCCTATAAAGGAAAACGAAAATTGGATAGATTATCTAAAACAGAAGAACAACAAGAAGAAGATAAAATTTTTGTTGATGCTTTATATAGTTTAGTTGAATTTTTAACAAATGATACAAATTGCACGGTTTTAAAAAAAAATAAAATAGAAGCCGATGATTTCGTAGCAGCATGGATTCAATCGCATCCAGACGATGAACATATTATTGTTTCCGCCGATTCGGATTTTGTTCAATTGCTTGATAAAAATGTAAAAATATATGATGGAATAAAAGATTTACTAATATCAACCGATTGCATCATTAATAAAGATGACAAGAAAGTTGAATTTGAAATAGATTCCAAAAATGGAAAAATTAAAACAGGCATTCCATCTGATAATTTTGTTCCAGAACAAGATTGGTGGAAATATGCTCTATTTGTAAAAATAATTCGTGGTGATGTTGGAGATGGAATATTTCCTTGTTATCCAAGAGTTAGATACAAAGGCAATTCCAAAAGAGTGGGTATTTTAGAAGCATGGAATGATAGAATACCAAAAGGATATGATTGGAATAATTTTATGTTAAGTGAATGGGACAAAACAATTATTGATGGAACTGTTAAAAAAGTAAAAGTTATTGATGAATTTAAACAAAATGAAATTCTTATTGATTTAACAAAACAACCAGATGATATTAAAATTTCCATGTTTGAACATATTGAAAAAATAATTGAAAATAAGAAAAAAGTTAGTCAAGTTGGATTAAAGTTTTTAAAATTTTGTGGTAAACACGATTTGCAATCATTGGCATCAGAAGCAAAATTTCATTCAGAATATTTAAACAAGGCAGGATAAATGGATTTAAAACCGATTAATCGTTTTATTAATAAAGTAAAACAACTTTCTGATTCAAAACAAAAAGATATTAGAATAACTATACCTGAAGCCATTGAATTGACCGCTTGTATTACGGAATTATTATTAACTAAATTTACAGAAGAAAAAAAATCACTACCACCAACTGTAAATTTTGATGGTGGAAAATTGAAAAGGTAATTTATTATGGATACATTTGGAGTTGCGGCATTTTTACCAGATTGTTCTTTTGAAGTTGAAATACCAAAAGATTCAATTTTAGAATCAATAAAAGATTTGGACGAATTATTAGATAAACAAAATATTCCAGAAGCAGACAAAATAACTTTTGTTATATATGCTTCTGCTAAAACATCTGTTGATTTATCAAAAAATACCATAGATGTTGAAACCGCTACATCTGAGTTAGCATATAATTTTGTTTATATTTTTGCAAAAGAACATAAAGATGATTCTATATTTGATAAATTAAGAGGATTGGTTGGAATTGTTTCCGATGCCGATAATGAATTTTATATCAACGGATATGGTGATAGTAAATCATATAAAGAATGTATTCAAGTATTAAAAGAAACATCTGATTTAGATGAAGAATTTGATATAACTCCCAAACCAACAATTCATTAAGAGAAAATTATGCCTCCATTAATTACAATTATGCCGTATTCTGATGCTCAATTATATCAGCAAAATTACACTCATGTTTTGAGTTTGACTGAATTTAAACCATCTTTTTATTCAACAAATAATAATTTTATCCATTGGGGAAAAATGGATGATTCAATTAGAGACATGGGAGAAATTCTTGCACCAACAATGCAAAATCTAAAAAATTGTTTGGAATTTACAAAAAATTTAACATCAGATGATAAACTTCTTATTCATTGTCATGCAGGCGTTAGTAGAAGCACTGCTATTGCGGTTGCTGTGTTAATTCAACATGAGATGGATTTTAATGATGCATTTAATTATGTTTTGATGATAAGAGATTGCGCCATACCAAATAAAAAAATTGTAGAATTAACAGATAGATATTTTGAATTAAAAAATATGTATGTTGATTTTTATAAAGATTGGGCGGAAACAGAACAGAAAGATGCTATCATGTTACATAAACCAAGCAAAGAATTGGTTGATGATATGCAAACGTTAATAAACAAAATTATTCTTTAAGGAAAAGAAAATGTTTAAATTTTTCAAAAAAACAGCAGAAGAAATAAAAGATAAAGCAGCAGAAAAAATTGTTGATATGTATTTTAATGACCCAAAAAAATCAGTTAAAAATAGTTCATCAAACTCAGCAGCACAACCACACCATAACTATTCTGCTAATAATATCTCTGAAAATGAAATCAAAAAAGTTTATCAAATTCCAGTAAAATTTGATTATTTAATGAAATATCATTTCAAAATTTGGGTTAATTCTCAAGATATTTCATTAGATTATTTAAGAAAAGAAATAGACGTTTCTTCTTTGGAATCTAGCTCATGTTTAAATTTTTACTCAGAGCAAGCCGCCAATGAATTTATGAATTGGTGGAATGATTACAAAAAATTATTTCCAGCAATTATTGGAAATAATACAAATACTTTATATCCAATACCAAAAGAAGGATTTATAGAATCTGGATATTTGTGTATTGTTAATTATGACGATGAAAACGCTGGATATGGTAAAGTAGGTCCAGCAATGGATTCTGATAGTTTTAATTTAGAAAATTTCGTAAAATTTCGTCAGCAACGTGATTTGGATTGGGTTTGGATTGTAAAAAATACAAAAGAAAAAGCATTAATGCTTTATTCAGGATATTGGATGTTTAAAAATCTTGAAGATTATACAATGTTCAAAATGCTGCAAAAAGATTAATTACTCTATTTTTGAAGTTGCTCGTAACATCCATTGCATTTTGGTATGTGCTTCTAATCTTTCAGCAAGAAAATTAGCCAATCCTTGTTTGTTTTCTTTGTTCGCAATCTGAAAAGTTTCAGTTAATAAAGCAATCATTGTTCCGTGATTTTCTAACAAATCTAAAATCATATCTGGTGCAGTTGGTACATGTGGTTGCTCTTCTATTTTACTTAACTCAATCATTCTTGCCAATGATGAAGGCGCATAAGCATTTAATTGTCTAATTTGTTCACCAAAATCATCAATGGATTTCCAAAGAATTTTATATTGTTCTTCGAAAAATGGATGAAGAGACGGAAAATGAATGCCTTCAATATTAAAATGATAAGAATGAGTTTTGAAATATAAACAAACTACTGTACCGAGACAGTGTTTCATATTTTGAATTAATTGTTCCATCATTATATTTATATTTAAAAAAATATTTAAATAGTTTATATTATAAAAAACTAAGAGAAACATATATGACAACATCATCAAATAATTCTTCATTAAATCCACAAACGGTTTCCATAAGCAACGGAATACCAATTACATATGGCTCACCAACATGTAATTATTTTACTAATAATGGTGGAGGAATAAATATTTCTAATTCTGGATATATTCAAAATCCTACATATTATAATCCAAATTATGGTTATATTATGCAAAGCCCAACATTTGCCACATCGTCTCCTATGTTCAAAGCATTGAACAAATACACAAACTCAAAAAACAAAACAAAAAAAATAAAAAATATTTTTCAAATCCCTGTTGAGTTTACTGAAAGTAATTTTGAACAAAGACATTTATTTGTATGGAGAAAAACAAATGAACCATGGGATAATGATGAATTTTTATTAGATAATATGCAAACCACAAATAATGGATTGTTAGGAAATCTTAATTTTTACACAGAAAAAGATGCTGTTGATTTTATGAATTGGTGGGATAGATATATTGGTTTCTTTAAAGAAACAGATTATAGAAGTTCAATTTATCCAAAATTAAACAAAGGAAAAATTAACGGAGTTTTCATAGAAACATTAAATACAGATACATTTAATTATGCTGCATATAATGGTGGCATTGTAAATGAAGATTTATTCAATCAATGGGTTTGGATTGTTAAAAATACAAAAGAAGGAGCAATTCAAATTAATAATGGTTGGATTTTCAATAACGAAGCTGATGCTTCATTGTATACATTGCTCTATAAGTAAGGAATTATTTTGACTAATATATTATTCGTGCATGGTGCTGGCGCATCAAAAAAAAGTTTTAATTGGTTAAATGAACATTTAAATAAGAAAAACAAAATACATTTTTTTTCATATGACATGTATGGAAATATTCCAGATTGTGTAAAAAAAATAAACGAGCAAATCGATTTAATAAATGAACCAACGGTTGTTATAGGTCATAGTCTTGGTGGTCTATTAGCAGCAGATGTTTGTGATAACAAAAACGTTGAAAAAATTATTACAATGTCAACTCCATTAGGTGGAATATTAGCAGTTGGATTATTTGGTTTAATGAATTCTAATGCAATGTTTAGAGAATTGTTACCATATTCAAATATTCTTTATGAAATAAAAAAGAAAAATGTAAAAATAAAAAAACCACACATGGCAATCGTAACAACTCATGGTTTACCAATCATAAGTGAAGAAAATGATGGTGTTGTTATGGTAAGCAGTCAAATGTCTTGGGAAACTCCAATATATAAAAAATACGATTTAAATCATTTTGAAGTTCTTATGAGCCAAGAAATACTGGAAGAAATCAAAAAATTTATTTATTGAAATTTAATTACCGAATTAACTATAATAATTTATGACAAAAATTATTATACTTTGCGGTGTTCCATGTTCTGGAAAATCAACATATAGAGAGAAATTTTTAAAAAATTTTCCCAAATTTATTTCATTTAGCACAGATGATATGATTGAAGAATGGGCTTCTAAAAACAACATGAATTATAGTGAAGCATTTGGTTTTTTAACTAAAAAAACAGATGATGAAACACAACCAACATTGAAAAAATTTGAAAAAGAAATGTTTTCAAATTTTGAAAAAGCTTTGAGTGAAAATAAATCAATAATTGTTGATAGAACAAATATGAATGTTAAATCAAGAAAACGTTTTCTTGATTTAGTTCCAAAATATTATTCAAAAACAGCAATCGTTTTCCAAGTTCCTATAGAAGAATTAAACAAACGTTTGAAAAAACGCGAAGAAGAAACAGGAAAACATATTCCAGAATATGTCATAACAAGTATGCTAAATTCTTATGAAGAACCAACATTAGAAGAATTTGATAAAATAATTTTTGAGGAACAATAATTTGCAACCGCTTTATCCGATTTCAGTTTTAGAACCAGCCGATGCTTCATTGGGGTATAATACCATCCTACAAGGCTGTATGGTGGTTATTCCATTTACTTTGAATGAGAATGGTGCCATTATTATGAAAGCCGTCCACGCGGCTCTTACAGAGGATTATTCAATTAAATGTTGGTTTAGTTTACTTCCAAATGGATCACCAATTAATTATGAACCTCCAACGAATGCTACGTTTAGTTTATTGAGATTGCCTTTTGAAATTGTTGTTTATGACCCTGCTACAGAACCACCAGGAACTTTAAATGGCGAAGAAGTTATGCAAATATTAAATCCGTTGCCACCAGGGCAATTGTATTTTAATTTATTGAATCTTATCAATAAACAAAATATATTCACGTTTAGTATGACTGTCATTGATTAAGAATGCATTATTTTCCAATCCATACAAAATCAGAATACGGACGTTTGTATTTGTGTGAGTATTTTCGTAATAATACTCTGATATCACATATAGATAATGAAGGTATTTATTTTGAAAATGAAACGGATTTAGTTCTATTCAAATTATTATATGCATCTGATTTAAATGAAATAGATTACGATTTTTCTAAATTAATAAATCCATCTGAACAATTGCAATTAGCTGCTGTTAAACAATATGGACTTGCAATCCAATTTATTAAAAATCCATCTGAACAAGTGCAAATAGCTGCTGTTAAACAAGATGGATATGCAAT